TACGTATCGTCAAGCTCCGTTTCAGGATTGCACAAAAGAACAATACGAAGAAGCTCTCAAGACAATCCCACAGGATGTGGATTGGTCAGAGTTATCGAAATATGAATCACAGGATTTTACTATTGGTGCTCAAGAGTTAGCCTGTTCTTCTGGTGATGGAGGATGTGAAGTGGTGGACCTCATTTGACAGGAGTAAGATGTTGATAGACGCTGATTTTGATTGTCCAAATTGTAATGCAGAATATAGTATTTCATTTGAAGAAGGATTTAATCCCGAACATTGTCCTTTCTGTGGCATTGTTTATGAAGTAGACGAAGAATACGGAGATGAAATCTGATGAATATATTGCCGGAGTTGATTATTCTCTCACTTCTCCGGCAGTATGTGTTGCAAAAATAATAAATAATGATATTACCTTTGAGAATAGTAGTTTTCATTTTCTCAAACAAACCAAGTCGCAAAAATCTTTTGGAAATATCCACTCGTATGAGTATCCAGAGTATTCAGATGACATTGACCGATTCTCTCAATTGGCAAGTTGGGTCGTTGAACGAATACGTTGGTATGATAATAGAGTGCAAAAAGTTTTTCTTGAGGATTATGCATTTGGTGCAACAGGCCGAGTATTTCATATTGCAGAAAATACAGGAATACTCAAAAAGGTTCTTAGAGCATCTGGTTTCTCTTATATTACTCTTCCACCTACAGTAGTCAAGAAATATGCTACAGGTAAGGGAAATGCGAATAAAGAGATGATGTACGAAACCTTCCTATCTGAAACAAAAGTTGACCTTAAAAGTCAATTGTCTCCAAACTCAAAACAAATTTCAAACCCTGTTTCCGACATTGTGGATTCTTTCTACATTGCAAGAACTGGATTGTGTCAATATTTCAACAAAAAGGAATAATATGCTTCCCCTAGCAGATTCTCCATATTCTATTGAAACCAGTACAAATAAGTCATTGAGATTTTCTAAAGAAGATGCTGAAAAAATTGCAATTGACTTGCAATCTAAAGGTTCAGATGTTGAAGTTTATTATAATGGGAAATTGCAATATAAATTAAATGGAAAAGAACAATTAAGTTTCTTTTAAAATATACTTGACAATTTGTTTTAGTATTGTTATAATAGTATATGTAAAATGATAAATTGAACGAGTGAAAAAATGAGTTACTGGAATCACAGATTAGTAAAAGATGTTGAGAGTGGTCGCCTTGCGATACACGAAGTGTATTATGATGACGATGATACTCCGACTGGTTATACCGAAAATCCTGTTTATATAGATACTTTCCCAGACGATGAGGGATGGTTTACGAATGGTGTTCCTGAAACACCTCAAGCTGCAATCTGGCAGGTAATAGAACAAATCACTGGCGATATTCGCAGAAATGATGATATCATCTACTCTACTGATTTTGAAAAAGGTGGTTGTTATTATAAAGAAGATGGCCTGGATGCACTTGAAAAAATTGAAATGATAGACAAGATTGGAGAGCCTGAATGAGTGGCATGATGAATTTTGATACTTCAAAAATTGAGGAAATGAAACGAAAAAGGGAAGAAGGATTGCCCTATGTCTCTGAAGATGTAGTAGAAGCATCAAAGAATGCAAAGGGTGGTAGTGAACTTATTTACGAAAGAGTTAAAGAACGAGTGCCTGAAGACTTGTGGAACTACTTTCAGGTCATACTTTCCAGAGTCAGAGAGTTAGAAGACAAACCAAGAATACTCTGGTTTCAAGACACTTCAAAAGATCCAGAAGTTCAGTTCCTCAAGAAAAAGGAATCAAGAGATAAGTTTGAGCGGTTTGTATTTCCTTCTGATTGGTCGTTAGAGAAATATCACCTTGATCTTGGAATTGAATACGAAAAAAGTGTAGTATTGAAAAACGCAATTGTTCCAATACCTACTCATTCCAAACCAAATGAGGGACCAATAAGATTAGTGTACATCTCTACACCTCATCGTGGTCTAGATGTTTTGATTGGTGCATTTCGTGCGTTGAAATTAGAAAATGTAGAACTCGACATCTATTCCAGTTTCAAAATCTATGGTTGGGAAGAGAAAGACAAAGAGTTTGAAAAACTTTATCAAATATGTCGGGACACTCCAAACGTGAATTATCATGGTAGTGTTTCCAATGAAGAAATTCGTACTGCACTTCAACAAACCCATATTCTTGCATATCCGAATGTCTATCCAGAAACAGCATGTATTTCTGTGATAGAAGCGATGAGTGCAGGGTGTGTTGTTGTATGTCCGAATCTTGCAGTCCTTCCAGAAACTTGTGCAAATTTTGCATGGATGTATGGTTTTGTCCAAGATAAGACAGAACACGCAAGGAAGTTTGCATATGTGCTGAAGGATGCAATTGATAATTTCTGGGAACCATCAGTTCAGGCTGGTCTTGGTTTTCAGAAACAATATTTTGATATGCACTACGACATTGAGACTACTGCTAAACAGTGGGAGATGATGTTGCAGACAATCAAAAATAACATTGAACGTTCCAAGGAGCAAAAATCGTAATGGCAAGAAAGAAAATCGTAGTTGAACGCAAACCCATGAAAGTAAAACGTACTCGCAAGATTACAGAAGAGCAACGTGAGGCTCTTCGTCAACGCATGACTGAAATGCGAAAGAAGCGCAAACCAGCAGAGTACAAGAATGTAAATAAGACTGTTCTGGCACTCCCAGAAGAGGATGAGTACTCTTTCAAGAACGTCAAAGAATGGATTAAGGAGTCAAAGGATTTGGTTTCTCAGTACAACAAACAAGCACGTAGTGCAAAAAACAGTCCAAGTGACAGACAGATTGCATCTAACCTTGCAGATAACAAACGAGCATATATTCGTATGTGCGAACATTATCTCAAGACAGGTGATTGGTTTGCGATGTTTTCTGGAAAAAATGAGGAACACAAAGTCATTTCCAAGTGTATTGCGATGGCCTATTATCCAGATGGAACACCCAAAAGAACAATAGGTGTGTTTTATCCAGACATCAACATGGTCTGGACTAAAGATATGGATGAAAGTGAGTTTGTGTTTCAGGAAAATCGTGAATATATAAAGAATGAAACAATTGCAATGACAGATAAACAATTTACAGGAGATATGTAATGGCATTGAGTATTGCAGAAGTCTTGGAAGATGTAGCAAAAGCCAAGACCAGAGAAGAAAAAAGAAATGTTCTCAAGAAAAATGAATCATGGTCTTTGAAAGCTCTTCTTCAACAAAATTACCACCCAGACGCTAGTTGGTTGATTCCACCAGGCGCTCCACCTTACAATGAAAACCAAACTTCTGCTGATACGAGTTTAATGTATGAAGCAAAGAAGTTGGATTATTATACAAGTGGACAAAAAAATATTCCTATGTTGAAAAGGGAAGCTATGTTTGTTACTCTATTAGAACGATTAAGTCCAGATGAAGCAGAAATTCTGATTGCAATCAAGGACCAGAAGTTATCTTACAGGGGGCTCACCTATAAACTCGTAAAAGACACATGGCCAGACTTACTCCCAGAACAGGAAGAGAAATCAACCACTTCTGTTACGGAAAAAGAAGAAGAAGAACCAATAGCAGAAGTCGAAAATACATAAATACAAGTACACTTTGGTTGAAATGGTTATATCAATTTAAATTTTTGATTGTCACTGTAACTGAACAAAGGAAACGCATGATAAAAGCAGTAAGATACTGTCTTACTCTTTTAACTGCACTTTTGATTTTTACAACCCCTACGAATAGTAAAGTTAGCGATTCTGTAATATACGTACAAGAACCAGCACCATTAACTTTATCACTCAAACCCGATTATTTTAGCAACATTACTTACTCTAATGAAGAATTGGAGTGTCTTGCGCTAAACATCTACTTTGAGGCAGGAGTTGAAAGTACAGCAGGGAAGCTTGCGGTAGCGAATGTCACTATCAATAGAAAGAATTTGAGTGACTTCCCAAATACAATATGTGGTGTAGTAAAAGAAGGCAAACACTATTACGATAAGAGAGTTGACAAGAAATATCCGTTGAGAAACAGATGTCAATTCAGTTGGTATTGTGATGGTTTAGTAGACAAACCGAAAAAGGGAAGAACTTGGGATACTTCTCTTGGGATAGCAGAGATTGCACTCAAAAAACATTATGCCGACATTCTCATCGACATTACGGATGGTTCAACACACTATCACGCTAATTGGATGGAGAATTATCCATCATGGGCATATTCCAAGAAAAAGATGGCCGCTATTGACAGGCACATTTTTTACAAAACAAAAAAATACCGATAATCAACTCAAAACTTGACATTATGAGTTCTATGATGTATACTATAAACATGAACTAATAGGAGAATATTATGAAAAAATTGTTGTTATCGGTATTCGTTATGTGTGCGATGTATGAGTCAGCGTGGTCGAGGATTGAGAGAATTTGTATTGCACCTGCTGGATGTCAAATCATAATGAGCACAGGAGAATGTCCAGAATGTATTGACAAATTTATACCAGATGTAGAAACGAAGGTAGAGAAGAAAAAGAAAGAGGAAAAGATAGTCGCAATGAAACCTATTCAGACCAAGAGGAAATGGAAATGTATTATTCCACCTTGTGATGATTGGATTGATAGTGATGGAAATCTTATTATAAAAAATTGATATGATAATAAACTACTATATAAAGTATAAAGAAGAGTTTATAAAATGGGTAACATGCCAACATAGTATTCTGACAACTTAAAAAAAGGAGAATATGCCCTATTATGATTATCAATGTATGGCCTGTAACCATGTCTTTGAAAAGAATATGTTTATACGTGATCGTAAAAAACCCACTGAGGAACCTTGTCCAGAGTGTTCCGAAAGTGAAGTTAAACAACAACTTGCCACACCATATCAAGGTGATCCATGGCATTTCGCAGGGAAGAAGCCGGATGACGGATTCAAAGATCGTCTTAAAGAAATAAAGAAATCTCACCATGGTTCAACAGTAAATACATGGTAAATTCTCAATCTTTAAGGCTCTATGGCGAAACGTAATCGTAAACTTCGCAATGAGTTGAATGAACAAGAACAATCCGAAAGGAATTTATATTTAATCAAAAGTAAGTACGATAATATCAGTAAACGTATGGATGGTCTTTCGTTGAGAGAAATCCTGCCTAAAACCAAAGCTCAATCGGACACTTTTGATGCATATGATGAAAATTATAATTTGATGTTGCATGGTTGTGCTGGAACAGGGAAGACATTTATTTCTTTGTTTCTTGCATTACGTGAGATTTCAGAAAGAACATCTCCTTATAAGTCAATAACTGTAGTAAGGTCTGCTGTGCCAACAAGAGATGTTGGTTTTCTCCCAGGCGCATTGCATCAAAAACTAGAAGTATATGAACTGCCATATCGCTCAATTATCAATGAACTGTATGGAAGGGGAGACGCTTTTGAAATTATTAAACATAAGGATTTTTTAAATTTTATTTCAACTTCTTATGTTCGTGGTGTAACACTCAAGAGAACTATCGTCATTGTTGATGAATGTGAAAACTTGAATTTTCATGAACTTGATTCAATTATCACTCGTTTAGGAGATGATTGTAAGATACTCTTTTGTGGTGATTTTAAACAGACAGATTTCAGAAACGAGCGAGAAAAACAAGGTATGCATAATTTCATAGAAATACTGTCATCAATGAACTCTTTTGATATTGTACAATTCACGCAAAAAGATATTGTAAGAAGCAATATGGTACGTGAATATATAATTCAGAAGGATAATCTCAACTATTGACCTAAAGCGGAGAATCCTAATAAGATTCTCCGCACAATATCATGCTCAAAAATTTTTTATTATGTTCTTTGTGTTTTTTACTGTTTTTATTTTACATAGATAAAATACATGCTCATCCATACGGAGCAAAACCATTCTGGTATCCATCAACTTTCATTTATGGATATATCAATGGATGTTACGAAGCAACAGAACAAAATCTAGTACCTTTTACAAAAGATATGTGGCCGGATAATGTAAAAAATGTTTGTGCTTGTGTAGTTGATGCATTGAGACATTCTATGACATATGAAGAAATGTTAGATAACGCTTCTTACGAAAAATCAGTAATGATAGCAACAGCAACTTTTCCAATTTGTGTGCGACAAGAATATAAAAATCTGAATAAAGAATGATATGAAACAATTTAACTATGACTTTCTTGAAGATAAAAGACATCTCCTAGAACAAGATAATTCTAAGGATGACAGAGTATATCATGGTCCAAACGGCACCTATGCATCCGTCACCAATATGTTGTACTATATGGTGACAAAACCAGGCATTGATGCGTGGAAAGAGAGAATTGGAGAAGAAGAGGCAAAGAAGATTTCTACACGAGCTGCAAGTCGTGGAACTCGTATTCACAACTCCATTGAAAAATATCTTCGTGGTGATGACACTTATTTTGAGGGTGTTCCACATGAAAATCGTGAATTAATTCAACTTGGATTGAAACAGATTGATGAACGAATTGATAATATTCGTGGTATTGAACTTGGAATGTGGTCCGATTCACTTGGACTTGCAGGAACATCTGACCTAGTGGCAGATTATCAGGGCGAATTGTCTGTCATTGATTGGAAAACAGCTACTTATATTAAGAAAGAAGAATATATGATGTCGTATATTCTCCAAGGAACCGCATACAGTAGAATGTTATATGAACTTTATGGATTGATACCAAAGAACATTGTCATTTGTTCTTTGATTCGGTTTGATAGTAAGAAATATAATCCATTGATGGACCAAGATATTTATATTGATTGGAGAGTTTATAACCCATTGGATTATATTCGTAGATTAAAGTCAATTGTTGACGCTTTTCAGTATCAAAAAAAACAAAGGGAAATAAATAGTTTAGATACTGTGGATATGCATGGATAGCAATTAAGACGCCGGTTCAAATCCGGCCATCTCCACCAAGGCAATATGGATGGTCACGACATTTTACTATCATTTGTCATTTTCGGTATTGTATGTTTTATTATCTGGGCATTGGATTTTGCACTATTTTGATATCATGTTGTTTTGATGGGGATGTTTTGGGAATTCGATTAATTGATTAGGTCATGTAAGGAGGTATCCAGTTGAGCTACGACTGTGAAAGTGCAACTAAACATAATCGCAAATAATGCTGATTATACACCTGCCTCTTATGCGATAGCCGCATAATTGTAGCCGAGTACGGAGGGTCACTTGGGAACAGAAGACCCTCATTTTTAATATACACACACAACACACACATATAGAAAGGAAATTATGTCTAATCCATTTGAACTACGATTCAAACTTTTAGAGATGGCACAAAGTTATCTTCAGGAGCAACAACAACGCAATACTGACTTTGTTTACAATGCATGGGATCTTGCAAAGGAACAAGGTGAAGCAAACATGAAATTGTTTAAAGAATTGCAGCCAGAATCTTATACTATTGATGATATTAAGAAGAAGGCATCCGAGTTGTATGAATTCGTAGAGAAGAAATAATTTTTGATAAATTGGGAAGGAAATACACTTACGTTTCCTTCCTTCTTGTTAAACAAAAATATAAGAAAAAAATGTTATCGTTTAAAACATATATCGCAGAGTCTAGTCTTTCGAGGATAATGACCCATGTAGAAAAAACAGAAAATTTTGGTGTAATGTCTCCTTTTAGAAAAGAGTTTTCTGATAAAGAAAATCTTGAGCGTTATAAAGAACTCAAAGAAATAGTTAGAGAAAAGGGGTATGGTTTCATAGAATTAAAAGGTGGTTATAAAGAAGAAGATGGTTTTGTCAAAGAAAGATCTTTGTTTATTCCCAATATTAAGAAAAAAGAAATGATGGAGTTGGGTAAAAAATATGACCAGCATTCAGTAATCGTAAAGGACAAACAAGCCTTTGCTATGATAGGTACAAATAAAAGTGCAGGGATTGGTAAAGTATTGGATAAGTTTGATGTGAAAGGAAGAAATATTTCCATAGACGATGTTGGTGATAAATTTAAAGATTTCTTTTCTCGTCTATTGAAGGGTTCTCATAGAGGTAAAAAATTCTTATTTAAAATGCAAGAGAAAAAAGAAACAAGCATGTATTATTATAAGAAACATGGACCTCAATGGGAAACAGTTATAGAAGAGGGGATATGATTATATGGCAGTTATAGGTAGTAAAAAAGATCGTCTAAAGGATGATAAGATTAACACTGAAGAAGAATTAGTTTATGAATCTGAAGAAAAATTATGGGAGACAAATCCAATGGAAGCGTTGAAATATGAAAAGATAGAAACAAGAAAAAAATTGAACTGGTGGGCACGTTTTTCTTTGTCACTCATTATTGTTCTTACATTTTTGTTTCTGGTATGGTTATTGTTTTATGCTGAGTTGCCTCAAGCATCAAGAGATTTGGTTAATATCATGGTTGGAGCCTACGTTGCGGTATTAGCAAAATCAACTGATTATTGGTTCAAGGATAAAGATGATCCTGAACACAAAGAAGGTCAAGACCTTAAAGAAAAACCAACAGAATAGTCTTGACACTTTCGTTTAAAATGATATAATATGGTTATAATGATATGGAACAGATATTAAACGTATATACATCAAGTCAGTATAATCAAGAGGTTGAAGAATTGGTTGAGAGAACAGGTATGAAGTATCTTGATGCAATTCTTCATCACGCTGATGAAAATAAACTGGAATCGGAAACGATTGCAAAATTGATAAACGCAAATTTGAAAATGAAACTTCGTGAAGAAGCGGAATATTTGCACTTTTTACCGAAAACAGCAAAACTCCCTATATGATTCCAAAGGTGACTCCTTTTGAAGTATATCAAAAGTATCTATCGTTGAAACAACATTTCAACAAAATTGATTATGATTATTTCAAGTTCAGAGGAAAGGTCAGAGCCAATCCTCAATCATTTGAAAACAGAAAGGACAAACACCATTTTGTCCGTCTTTCAAAAATTTATAAAGAAGAAGACCTCACTAAATTTTTTGTCTCTAATTTCGTTAAGTCAAGCGACCTTTGGATTGGTAATCTTACAAGTCCAGAAGGCAGAGAAAATTATATCTCTTGGAAGTCAAAAATCCAAAGTCTTCCATATGTTTTTGAGAATGAAGTTGATGAGATTCTTGATGATTATAATGATTTTAATACACTTTTTGATTGTGTGGATGGTCAACATCCACCTGTGCTTCGCTCGGTATTTGGCGGAGATTTATCAATTGAGTCCTTCATTATTATGGACTCGATTCTTAGGTTTACTTCGATTTTCAATGAGAAAATAGAAGAATCGGTCATGTGGCCGAACCTATATAGTATGTGTTTAAAGTATGCGCCATTCTTGGTTGTGAATAAGCAGAAATATGTAGACATACTGAAAAAACAAGTAGATTTACATTATGAATAATGTGGATAATCAGAAACACGTAGTAATAAGGAGATCAAATGTCATTTGCTACACTCAAAAAGAACAGTAAGAACAGCCTTCAGAAACTTCAGTCAGAAGTGGAGAAGATCAATAATCCCCAAAACACAAAGAACTTCGGTGATGATGAAAGGTTCTGGCGAGCAGAACTTGACAAGTCTGGAAACGGATATGCGGTTATTCGTTTTCTGCCGGACCAACACAACGATGACATGGCGTTTGTTCGTGTCTTCAATCATGGATTTCAGGGCCCAGGTGGTTGGTATATCGAAAACTCCCTGACAACTCTTGGACAGAAAGACCCATTGGGTGAATACAATTCTGTCCTTTGGAACTCTGGTGTGGAGGCGAACAAGGAGATTGCTCGCAAACAGAAACGGAGATTAACTTACTTCTCAAACATCTATGTTGTTGAGGATAAGGCAAATCCTCAGAATGAAGGCAAGACCTTCTTGTTTCGTTATGGAAAGAAGATTTTTGATAAAATCAGTTCCATGGCAAATCCTGAGTTTGAAGACGAGTCACCAGTAGATATCTTCAATCTCTGGGAAGGAGCGAATTTCAAATTGAAGATTCGTAAGGTTGATGGATTCTCTAACTATGATAAGTCAGAGTTTATCACTCCAGCTCCTCTTTTTGATGATGATTCAAAGTTGGAGAAGGTTTATACTCAAACTCATTCTCTTCAGGAGTTTCTGGACCCAAAGAATTTCAAGTCCTATGATGAGTTAAAATCTCGTCTGGATAGAGTTCTTGGTAATACTCCATCTCCTGCGATGTCGGCACCAACTTCCGTGGATTCTTCGGAAGTTCCGTTTAACGGCGGTGAACCATTGGAATCACCTTCTTCTTATCGTGAGGAAGAGGTATCTGGTGATGAAAACCTTGATTATTTCAAGAAACTCGCTGAAGCATAATCAT